GGGGTTCCCACGAATTACACAGGCCCGCATCCATCTACTGCCGGATCGGGGGCTATGGCCTATCGCGTGGCGACTGCTTCAAGCGAAGACCCAAGCGCGTTCACGATTAGCTCGTCAATTGGTTGGGCTGCGAGAACGGTCGCGATTAGATCGCTCTAATTCCGCTTCGTCATGCAACAGATTGACGTGCCAGCCGGGCTTTGCGGTCGGCGACGCCAGCACCTAGATTCCCGAAATCTCAATCAGGAGCGGCCAGGCGCTGGCCGAACGCGCATGAAGCGGCTTTTGGCCCTCGCATTTGCGGGGGCTTTTTTATTGGCTACTCCGGCACCGGCTTTCTTCGCCGGGTCGTGGCTTGAAGCGAACATTGGAGCCGCGCGTCCTGCTGGTGCGCCTCATGCCTGGTGCGGCTACGCCATGAGACTTGAGGTCATGGCTATGGGCCGTCCCGATCCGGGGCCTGCCTATAACGCAGTGAGAAGCTGGCACAACTACGGAACACCAGCGCCGCGTGCTGCGGTCGGCTCGCTGTTCATCTCGCGCGGCCATATCTCAAAGGTCGTTGCTGGCGAATGTCCTCCGGGTCGTGTGCGGACGATCAGCGGCAACGCAGCGGGCAGACGCGTCTCCTACATGTGCGAGCCGCTATCGAGCCTCGTGGTGTCGCGGTGGCCGTAACTCTCATCCACGCTTTCTGCGTTGCCGTCATTGCGAACGGCGTTGCTGCGCTCTTGGCGATGCTGGCCGCTCTTGTCCGTTTGGGGATGACCCTATGAATCCGATCCCGCTCAATCAACTGCCTGATCTTAAGGGCAAGAAGCTATTTGGCGTCGTATGGCATTGGACCGGCGGGACGCATCAGGCCAATTCCATCGACGTGCAGCACTACCACTGGATCGTAAACGGTGACGGATCGATCGTTCCCGGCGTAAACCCGACCCGGAATTTCCATCCTTGCCCGGCGAACTACGGCGCACACACGCGCAACCTGAATAGCGGATGGCTGGCTATCTCGCTTTCCTGCCTTGGCGGTCCCGGCACGAACGATAGCAACCAAGGCCAGTGGCCGATGACGAAGGCGCAGGCTGACGTGATGGTCGCTATCTCTGCGCAGCTTGCGGAGCATTATGGCATTCCCGTGCAGCGTCCATCAAAGGCTGATCGGCGCGGCTTTCTTTCTCACGCCGAAGTGCAGGACGCACTTGGCATCTCGCAGGCAGGGAAGTGGGATTTCACCGTTTGCTACGACCCCAAGGTTCGCGGGGCGAAGAACGTAGGCGATTTCTTCCGGCGGCAGGTTCGCGAACGCATGATCGCTTCGCCTGTAGGCATCATGGACGATGTTGCGCCACGCAATGAGCTTGACGGCGTACACGATGACGCGCCTCAGCCTGTGATGGCCGACGCCACGAACAACCGGCAGGAGCAGGAGCCTTTATCCGGCTTCCGCAAGGTGCTGGGGTGGGTAACGGCAGGCGTGACGGCCATCGGCTCTGCCATCGCCGCAGTCGGCAAGTGGCTCATGTCTCTGCCGCCGGAAGTCCTCATTGCGATTGTGGTCACGCTCGCGATTGTCGGCACGATTATCTTTGCGCTGATCTGGCTGTTTCCTAGGCCCATCGTGATTGAGAAGGAGAAGCCGTGATGCTGGATTTTCTTCTCAATCCTTGGACGATCTTCGGCGCTGGCTTAACCGCCTCGGCGGTTTTCGCGGCGGTCTGGTTTCTTCTGCCCGGCGTTATCCCGGCGTTTCTTGCAACCAAATTCGGACAGCGCGTTGCCGTGATCGGCGGCGCAGTCGCAGCGCTCTGGCTTTCCTTCGTCGCGGTTGCCAAGCGCAGCGAGCGCAAGGCTGAGCAACGGATCAACGAACAGATCAAGCAGGATTCCATTCAACGTGACCAGAAACGGGAGCAACGCGATGCGGAGCTTAAAACCCTTGACGATGCTGCTTTGCGTAAGCGTGCTTCTCGGTGGATGTCAGACGACTAAGCTGCTTTCCAATTGCGCAGGCTGGCAGAAGTCCACGTTCAAGCCTTCGACCTACGATTACCTGTACCAACATGATCGCAAACTATTGCTTTCAACGATCAGCAATAACGAGAACGGCGCTGAGAGCGGGTGCTGGAAATGACCGGCCTCGATGAAATCAGCTTTAAACTCGGAAAGATCATGTCCGAGATTGACGGCCTCAAGGACGATGTACGCGACGTTAAGCGCGAGGTCAGCGAGGACCGAAAGGCGACGGATAAATTTCGAGAGGAAATCAAGGTCAAGGTTAAGTCGATTGGCGAGGCGGTGGATGAAATATCCCCGCACGTCGAGGACTACAGGACACTGCGTCAGAAGATCGGGGTCGCTGTCATTCTGGTCAGCACCATCGGATCAGGCGCGGCCTATCTGATCTGGCAAGGGATAATCAATTTCTGGCCTGTCATCCGAGACACGCTGAAACAGGCTCTCAAGTAATCTGAAATTCGGGCAGTGCCTAAATCAGAAAGCCCAAGGGTTTCTGAAACGTCGCTGCTCGTCCGAAGCCCTCAATGGTGAGGGCGAGTGGCTTCCCGTCACTCTGTCTAACCTCCCTGTGAACGACCCACTAGCCCGCTGTCCCTAACGGGATGGCGGGCCTTTTTTCATTTACAGGAATGCAGCTACAGGAATGCAGCAATACGCCGATCAGGAAGATGAAGGGCGCGGCATTTCGCGAACAACTCCTTGGCGCTTCGCAGCGTAGTAAAATCCCTTCGCCCAATGCGGGCAATCTCGAGGTTGCCTTTCGCCGCCTCTGATCGAAGGGTTGAAGGCGTGAAAGCATCACTAAACACAAGACGGCACGCTTCCTCGAGCGTAATGGGCAGATTTTCGTCACGCCCCATCACTTCTTCCCCGTCCTACGCAGAACCACTACACGGGGAGGGAAGTCCTTACCGTTGTCCTTTATCTTCTCCCATGCGGTGAGGGGGCGAGGCATCACGCCTCCTCCTTATCTGCGGGGAGAGGGGCGAAAGACTCCAGAACCTTCATTGCCGCCAATGCGCTTTTCGGGTCTGCGAAATCCAGCTGCACAACATAACTGTCTGCTTCGGGATGCAGGCTCAACGTCGATGCGGGTATTAACTCAACAAGCCGCTGCCACCCTTCCTTTCCTCCCGTAAGGAGGCCGGAGATGGCGAGTGTTCGAAAATCTTCCGCCATCTGCCGTAGGCTAGTTTGATGCCCCGAACCCTCTCTAAAACTAAACGAGAAGTTATCTAGATAATCCGCATGCTCTTTCGCTCGCTCTACTGCGTCCGCTGATGGTGTGGGGGCGCGGTGTAGTGCTTCCTTAACTGCTGGGTCTTTCAACCAACGAGCAACGGCTTCTTTCCCTACCGTCCCCGGTGTTTCCACTCTTGGGGATTGGAGGGCGAGGAGTGCCTTCGCTGACTCTCTGTGGTGAGAAGCGAGCCGCTTGAAGTCATCCGCAGCGTCTTCTGCGCCAATTGAGCCACGACAATGGGTCCTATAACCGTTTCCGTGGCGGAAATAATTTTCTCGTTCTTCGAAATGTATCTGCTTCTCTTTATGCCAAATTATTGCATCTTCCAGCGCTGCGTTTCGCGCGTCAGGCGATGGCGGAAGGGCGAGGATGGCGCGGGCTTTTTCGAGGGCATGATTTTTCCGCTGCACCCATTGCTGTTGCAGATCGGAGCCTACCTTGTAGCTGTCCGCGTGAATAAAGGCATCGCGATCAATAATCCGCGCGATCTGTTCAAGACGGGAGGTCATGGAAGCTCCTACCAATTCGGATCGCGATAAGGTGGCTTGTTGAAAGGCTTGCGAACGCCAGAGCCGCGAGAGCCTGGTATTGGACGGTCGGAGCGCTGCTTGATGCCCTGATCCCGGTCGCGCTGGCGCTTGGTCTTTGCGATCATCGGTGCGTCGCGCTTGCCAGTCTTTTCACGATGGCAGGGCGGGCAAAGGCACTGGCAGTTCTCTAATGAGTTATCGCCGCTCAACCATGTTGGGGTGATATGGTCGTAATGAACGCCGCCGGAGCGAAGCCTGACGTTGCAACGCTCGCCGCACAATAACTTGCCTTCGCAGCGGCCTTCCGCGCGCATGAAAGCATCGCGTTTTGTGGCGTTAGTGAACTCGACCCGGCTCACAGCTTCATCTCCGCACGTCTAGTCGCTTCGTAAGACTGGTTCTCCATCGATTTCATGCGGATATATTCGAGCTGCACTTTAAGCAGATTGGCTTGCTCGCGAGCCCGAACCATCTTCGTCACGAAGTCGGTCCATTCCTCGGAAGCCTTCACGGTCAGTTCGGCCCGCGAAACCGGCATATCTCCAAGCGCCACCATCTTCTGCGAGAGGAACGCTGACTTGGTTTCCTCTAGAAGATTGGCAGCGGAATCCGCATCGACCCACTTTTTCGCGATGACGCGGTATTGCTCGGAGATAGGCAGATTGTCATCCATCAGCGAAACTCGGCCGCGAACGGCACCGCGTCGTCTAGTTCGTTCTGCCGACCACGGGCAGGAGCGTTGCTCGCTTCCTTCTGGCGCGGCTCGAACAGACTGACGCGCACCTTGCCTTCAGCGTCGGGCAAGGGGAGGCTGTCAAAGATAAGGGAAATACCTTTGTCGCCCTGAAAGGCAGTCCCGACGCGATGCCAGAAAGTGCCGCCGTCCTTTTTCGATCTTGGTGATAGAACGTCAAACCGTTTCATACGTGTCTCCATGTTTTGCGGCTCTTAACTTGCCGCACAGTTGATTGATCGACGGAAAATTTCCCGGCAAGAGTCTGGATTTCATCTTCTGATGAACGTATTTCAGCGACGGCAGAGGCGCTCAGCTTCGCTCGGAAATGACTCTCTCCCGATGAATATCGGGCTCTGCCTTTTTTAATCTTGTCTGTTACATTATCTGCATGAGTACCGAGCCGAAGGTGGTCAGGATTTACGCATAGCTTTTCATCGCACTCGTGAAGTACGCACAGACCACGCGCTATGCTCCCCTTATAAGCAGCGTAGGACGCTTGGTGAGCGCCTTTCGCTCGACGCAGAACTGCGAGTTTCCCGTACCCATTTCTGCTCACCGGCCCATCCCATATCCAGCACCCTGTAATCGGGATGGGTATGCTGCGCCTTTCGATTGTCTGCCTTAGCTGGTCGCGCGTTTCGGCCAAAGACGGGTGCCAACGCTTGCTCATGCTGCTTCCGCTCCTGCTTCGTTTGCTTCCTGTTTCAGTTCTTCGTGGTACGGTGCGAGCGCGTTGCGATCCGCAAGTGACTGCTTCATGTACCAGTCTCTATAGGGTTCGATTCCGCGAGCGGCCGCCTTGCGCGCCATTTCATAAATAGCTGGCGGCGTGTCGGGCTTTCCTTCGTTGAAGGCGTCTGCTTCTTCTTCGGAGTATGCGATGCCGTGCAAGCCGATCAGCTTAAGGATCACGCGATCCTTGCCGCGCTTCTCCGCCATTGCGAAGGGATAGGAGTTCTTGTTATTGCCGGGGGCAGCTTCGCCAATGGACCATTCGGTCTTGTCGCCCATGTTGCCGGTCACGCAGATCGCAGCGACCTTTGCAGCGCCATCGGCTTCTACAATGTGCGGCGCATCGAACGTGATATTCGCCTTAACAGCGATTTGCTCAAGTACGCGGTGATAGACGACCCAAGTTCCGTGGCAGTCCCACGCTGCCTCCGGCCCGAAGCCGTGCGCCTTGAGAACTTCTGAAATCCGCGGGTCTAGCTTCTTTGCCATGGCTCAGAGTTTCTGTTCAGTGGTTGCGGTAATGCCCTCGGGGAGATTCCCCGTGGTCTTCCGGTAAGCGCGGGCTTCGGTAAGAAACGCCTGCCGTAAATCTTCTGTCAGGCCCATGGCCGCCAGAGCCTTCGCTGCATCATCAACGTGCAGGACTTCAATCGTGCGGAGTGAGAGCGCGCGGCCATAGCCGCCGCTGATCTTGACCTTGCTGTCCTTCGCTGCGATTTCCTTTGCGCGGTCCAATTTCTCGAAACGGCTGAATGCCTGGTCCGCTTCGATGGTCGCGGCAACCACGTCCTCGCCAACAACGCCTTGCGCAGCGTTGTCCTTGGCTTCGCGCTCTTTCGCTTCGGCTTCGCGAGCAATGCGCTCTGCTTCGGCAGCTTCCGCTGCGATGCGCTCAGCTTCAGCGCGGCGCTTGGCTTCTTCTGCCTGCAGGTAGGCCGCCAGTCGTTGCTTGATCGTATTTCGCGCGGTTTCGAGCGGCTTCTGTGCTGCTTTATGCGTCTCGTTGATGGCCTTCACTTCGTCATTCAGCGGCTTTACGGCCTTGACGCGCTCGGCTTCGATCTCATCGAATGATGCCTTGACGCGCTTTTCCATCGCCGCCGCTTCCTTGGCGGTTCCCGGCGTTTCGATAACCGGGTTTTCAGCAAGCCACGCCGAAGCATCAGCAACCGTAATCGCGCCGATACCGATAGGGCCGGGAGGGTTGTTATTGCCAGCAACAGCGCGCGGGTTATCTGCGATGTTCATTCCGCCGCTACCTTCTGCGTGGCTTCCAGTTTCTGAACGACGCGCGACAGGCGATGCGATGCCAGCGCCAAATCGTGATATTCTCCGCTCAACAGCGCTGGCGTTTCGTCCGCGATCTTGTGCAGATCGCTAATCGCCATGACCAATTGCGTGACGGTCAGTTCTGCCAGCACGAGAGGTTCGTCAGCTTCTGGCATCATCGACTCCTGTAAAGGGGGCCAGCGATGGCTTGGCTTGGGGAGGGCAAGCCTGAACGCCATCGCTGGCTACGGTCACGGGGGAGCGACCGTATGGTGTTAGAACAATCGGTTCGTTATTCCGGTCTTTCTCGATATGAACGCAGGGGGCGTTGCTTGAGAGGCCGCGATACTTACGCATCGACCGCCTCGTTGAGTTTGGAGAGGGCCATCTCGCAGGCTAAATCGATGTTCGACAGGCAGAACCCGCTGTCTTCGTCGGCGGGGTTGCAATCGGCTGCAAGCGATTTGATTTCGCTCAACGCCTTGTTCGCTTCATCCAGCGCGGCAAGGAGGGCGGCGTTTTGGCGAAGCCACGTAGGCGGTGATAAAACAAACCCGGCCCCGGCTAAGGTTTGAAGCGCTCCCGCCTCAACGAATGCCTTTGCCTCTTCTGGTTTCGCAAACCATGCGCTAGGCGCGTGTTGATAAACACCACGAATGAATGACGCATAAGAAAGCCATGCGTGAATGGGCTTGCGTGGGTCAATGCCGTCCCGTTCGATGCTTACGTCGGACCATCGGGAATACTGGCCGAGAGAGATTTTTCCTAAAAGAAGTTCGCCTCGATCATATGGCCAGACCTTATCAGGGTTCCCGGCCACGGAATGGTCCCATCGCCAGTCCGGCCTCGCCGTCGCCTCGTCACGCTTCATGGGGTCAGTCATGGAATATTCCTCGCGACCATACCGGGCTTCGCTTCGTGAATGAGCGCTTTGAACTCCTCCCGGTCTTCGTCATTCGCGAAGTAGAGGATCAGTGAGCGCGTATCTTCAAGAGACTGATCGGCGCTGCGTCCTTGCTCTGACTGAACGAAAGCAACCAGATGTTCGACAGGGTCGCCCTGACGAAGAATGCCGTTCAACGTGTGCTGCTTGAGAAATTCCTTGCACCGTTCACGCAAGGTATCCCGCTTCACCGCTTCAGCCATTGGGGCCTCGATAAAAACGAGGGAGACCAGAATCCGTGACCATATGTTCGGGTAGTTCTTCACGAAGACAGAGCGGCAGAGATTTATCTACGGCAACCGGAAAGAAATTAATTGGCCCCATTGAGCAAATGCCTCTCTGGATAAAACCATTCTTGCAGGCAAAGCTGTTAGGAACGTAGGCGGAGCACCAATTTTCCTTACCCATCCCGGCCTCCATGCGCGGCGAGAGCGGCGCGGCCTCTCTCAAAACCCCTTCGTTCGGCAGCAACGAGGGCTCTCGCTATTGTGTTCGCAATGATTTCTTGCCCGACTTCTGGCGTGAACATTCGGTCGAGGCCTAGCTCTTTGATAATAGACCTAGCTTGCCACAGCATTTTTGCTTCGCCCTTCGTCAGCTTCCCCGCGCCAGATTGGGTCATGGGTGCACCGTGCGAGTCTTAATTCTGCCGACTGTGAAATTGACGTATACGTCACCGATTTTGTGACTGCGATGAAAGAGCACTTCTGCGTGCGGGAAAGGTGCCGTCTCTCCGGCTGTCACGTCCATTTTCTCAGACGTTGCAGACTCCGAGCGCCCGGAGTCGGGCCTACAAGCCACAGGGGTTTTACCTTCGGCTGGCGTCTTCTTTCCCATGCCAGCATTTCCCGTGACGTTCGCTACGGCATTCGCTTTCATTTGTCCGCTCATGACTTCCTCGCTGCGAGAAGGGCGTCGGCAACCTTGTAGGCATGGGCAGCAGTGTTTCTTGCGATATGCTCAACGCCGATGCCGCATTTGTTGTCGGCAGCGTACATCGCGATGATCTGCGCGATCACCTGTCCCGCGAAATAGTCGCGGAGAGACATGCCGCCGAACTGGCCTTTCGCCGAAAGCCCTTGCGGGAACGCCGGTCCGCCATCATCAAGCACCGCATCTTCACTCTGCGAGACAGGGTTGGTCATGTGCGTTACTCCGCTGCGATGAGTTGGACGCGCTCTATGCTCTGCTCGTGCAGTGCGCGAAGGCGTGATGTATCGGCAAGAAGTTCGCGAGCTTCCGCTATCCGTGCTTGGCCGGTCGAACTATCTTTCCCGAAATAATTGACGCGACGGATGCCATCGCGAAGCGCTTCACAGCCGCGATTGAAGTCCTGAAATTCTTCGTTGCGACCGTTGTTAGCGACCGCTGCTTGCAGATCGCTACCGCGCCATCTTGACTGCACGGTAATCCGCATGAGCCGCGCCTTTGCGCGAGGCGTAGTAGCGGAGGTTATCTCTGCTTGGCTTGGCAGATATGGAGCGCGGAGAAATCGAGGGCGCGGGGAGGAGCGGGGCATTAGATGGCCTCCGCGCGCTTTGCTGCCGAGGTCGCGTAAACTTGCTCGGCTCTCTCCGTGACGACGATGCAGACACGGTCATAGCTTTCGCTTGCAGAGAAACTTTCAGAGCCTTCGATCCAACGAATGTCAGATTTTGAGTGCCCGTCTCGGATTGTTGAGCCATTACCATTGAGCGCGGCGAGCGCCGCCGCGTCCTCAACGTGCTTCGTCGCGGCGATATATTGGCCCTGCGAGTTGTAGACTTTCCATCGAGGCGTGCTCGCCATGTCGTCTCTCCCTTGGATGGGGAGACTGTAGCGATAATCGCTACGCAGTCAATAGGGATGTAGCGATAATCGAAACTTTTTTCTGGCCCGGAAACAGGAAAGGGGCCAGCTTTCGCCAGCCCCCTAGGTATTCGATTGATCTCGACAGTTAGGCGTGAGCGGGCTCTTTCGGCTTTGCGACAAGCCGAACGCCAAGCACGTTTATAACCTTCATGACCGTCGCAAATTCAGGCCGACCGCCAGCCTTCAGGGCGCGATACAGGTTCTCCCTCGAAACGCCCGCCTCAGCGGCTACAGAAGTCATGCCGCGGGCGCGGGTGACGTTCCCTAGGGCTATAGCGATAGCCTCTGGGTCGCCTTCCTCGAGGGCTTCGCTTAGGTAGGCGGCGATTGCTTCGTCGCTGTCTAGGTATTCCGCGACGTCGAATTTTGGAACTTTAGCCATGGTCAGACCTTCACATTAGCTGCGAGCGACTTCGTTGGCATGTGTAGCTTATACGCTACGATTACTTACACAGCAAGAAAAAAGCAGATGCCCTGGTTCTAGGGGTATTCGGGGAGGTTCCGGCGGAGGCGGTGGGGGCGGCGGCTTAAGAGCTTTCGCCAGCCCCTAAGGCAAATAAAAACCCCGCCGGGAGCGGGCTAATCGTCTAGGTCCTGCAGCGGCCTACCGTGCAGCCTGCAAAGGCGCTGGAGCGCCCAAAACTCACACTGATCTTCGCCCTCGACAGGGACAGTGAACGGCCCCTCGCGACCGATCCACCATTCGGCAGTGTTCAAGGGGCCTTTGCCTTCCATGGGACGGCATCCCCAGCGTCGGAGTTTTGCCTCCCATTCGGCCCGGTAAAGGAGGCGGTTCGCTATCACAGGCGGCTAGTGCAGGGGGATTGCCACGTATTCCTTGGGTCCGGCGAAGGCCGAGCGGCCAACAATACCGTGGTCCTCAAGAAGCGTCCGAATATCTTCCAACGGGCGAACTTCCACCTTGGCCTTCAGCTTCTCCGATAGAATGAAGGCAAGGGCATCCGTTACGTCAGCCAGAACGCCGTCAATATCGGCGCTGGAAAGGATCAGACCGGGCACATCATCGCTATATGCCCGGAGCCCGCCATCGGGCCGGGACTCGAAACAAACGGTGATTTTGAAGCTCTTTTCGGTCATGACCTGCATATAACACTTAACTGGCGTTAAAGAATTGACTCCACACATTAAATTTCCTTGATTGTTCCCCCTATGTTCCACGTGAAACGGGGTCCGAGCGCTCCAAATCTCTAATGCGGCTGGCAAGGCCGGCAATTTCTTGGTCCTTCCGCTCGCCGTCTTCCTTAAGAGCCGCGAGGTCGAACCGCAGGTCGTCTAGCTTTTCCTCAAGGTTGGCGAAGGCTATGGCGACCGCGAAGGCCATGCCGATCAACGCCATTGTTTGGAGCCAGGGCGGAGTGCCGAAGGTGTAGCTGATACCGGCCGCGGCAATAAGTGCGAACCACCAGAATGCCGTTCTCACCCCAGCAATTCCTTCACCGCCCAACACCCTTATTGACCCTCGCCAAGACCGGCGCGGCCCATTCTACGGATTGCCCACGTAGGGGAGGAGCGTTGTGGCTAATGAGATCGAAAAGCCCGCCCTGACCCTTTTCTAGGTCTTTGACGTATATCCTGCCGTCTTCCAGCTTCACGACGCATTCTAGGCCGACCAGCTCGACTGGGTCCCGTTCCTGCTTGAGGTAAAATAGCTTCTCGCCGTCTTTGTAGCGGGGATACATGGAGTCGCCCCGGACAATGACGACAACGGCGTTGTCGGGCACGCCTGGCGGTATCTCGACTTCCTCAAAGCCAGCCCCTACAGCGTGGTCGTCAAAGGGGATGATTTCCGCGCCCGCACCAATATAGCCGACCGAATATGCCTTTCGGATTTTAGTCTTTCCCGACCGCTCTGGGGGCGGGTATCCGGTGATCCTAGCAATCTCTAGCAATTCCGTGCCGTTTATAGCGCGGGTGCCGTTGACCATCTTGTTGACCTTGGAGCGATCGTCGCCATAGCCAAGTTCACGGGCAAGCTCAGCTTGCCCCATGCCAGCATGGTCTAATGCCTTTTTCAGCCAGTTTTTCAGGTTGACCGCCATCCCAAAAGAGTAGCGTAAATCGCTACAGGCGGTCTGTGGCGAATATCGCAACATTTCCGCTTGCAAACGTAGCGAATTTCGCTACGTTCTGTTCCTGTGAAACACGCAGAGATCATAGACTTGCTGGGCGTGAACGCCGTAGCCAAACACTGCGGGGTGCATCGCACCCGCGTATATGCGTGGAAGCGTGAGCGCGTTCCACAGGACAAAATTCCTTCGCTGCTGGCTTTTGCAAAAGAGCAATCTGTAGAGGCGAAAGCTGAAGATTTTCTCGGCATCGAACCGCAACCATCGGAGGCTTCCTAATGCTTCCGCTCATGTCGATCTTCAAATTTGGCGGCGGCCAAAAAAATGCGGGCGACGCCGTCAATGGCGAAAGCCCGCATAAGGATCAAAACATGCTGAATATAGCGACCGCCGCGCGAAGCGGCAATGGAAGCGCGTCCAACAACGTCTTTTCTCAAGGAAATGTTGCTGAAGCGCGACGCGCCAAGGCGTGGCTTGAGGATCGTATCAAGCAAGCGCAGCGTGGTCCTATCTCCGAAGTTGTCAATCTGACACCGGCTCTTGCCGAGCTTCTGCTGGAGCGAAACCCAGACAACCGCAACGTCCGCACCACCAAAGTCGAGGAATATCGGAGAGATATTGTTGCCGGAAACTGGTCGCTGAATGGCGAAACCATCAAGCTTTCCATCGAAGGTCTTTTGAATGATGGCCAGCACCGTTGCGTTGCCGTTATCTCCGCTGCGACGCCGATCAAAACCAGTATTGTCTTCGGTCTCCCGCGCGAAAGCCGGATGACTGTAGACCAAGGCGCGGTCCGAACTGCGGGCAATTATCTCGGGATGGACGGCGTTGCAGATGCGAATGTTGCGGCGTCCGTCGCCAGCTTCGTCTGGCAGTATGAAAAGCGCGGCAAAATTGCCCGCGGAGGGGCTGAACGTCCAACCAAAGTGCAGATCGCGGAATCGTTCCGCGCGCACCCTACGATCAGCGACAGCGTGCGCGCCGTTCCGAACAGTGGCCGTGTTGCCGGCAGCAAGTCGGTTCTTGCTTTCTGCCATTACCTGATCGGGCGACGCGCTCCCAACCTCGCTACGGACTTTATTCGCAAGCTCTGCTTGGGCGAGGGGCTCAAGACTACAGACCCAATCTATCGGTGTCGTGAGCGACTGCTTGCAGATCGCCGCCTGAACGCTTCCGAGAAGATTGAACTGATCCTTCGGACCTGGAACGCAACTCGGGGCGGTAAGGTCATGAAGCGGACCGTCCATGTCACGGGCGAAATCCCTGCCTTGGAGCGCTGAGCGATGAAGCAGGTCGATGCGCGCGAAATTGAATTTATCGAAGTGGAGTTCGTGGAGGTCCGCGAAGGCCGCCGCGCTCTGAATGAGAAAGCCGTCGAAACTCTCATGGAGTCGATGGTGCGTATCGGCCTGCGAACGCCTATCTCTGTCCGCTACTACGCGGACCGCCCGGACTGGATTGCGAAGGGCGATACGGATGACGCGCTGGTGCTTATGACCGGCCGTCATCGCCTTGAGGCCGCGAAGCGCCTTGGCTGGGAAAAGGTCGAGTGCATTGTCCACAATGAAGGCGATGAAGTCGATGCTGAGCTTTGGGAGATTGCGGAAAATCTGCACCGCGCCGAGCTGACCGCGCTTGAGCGCGACGAACAAATTGCTCGATGGGCCGAGCTTGCTGCGAGGAGGGTTTCCGACAAGTTGTCGGAAACTGGCAAGGCTAAGGGCGGGCGCCCAGGCATCGCAGCAAAGGCAGCCAAAGAGCTCGGCGTTGACGAGCGAGCCGTGCAACGCGCTGTCAGGGTGGCATCGCTCTCCGACGAAGCTAAGGCTGTTGCACGTGAAACGGGCCTTGCTGACAACCGCACGGCGCTTCTGGATGCCGCAAAACGGCCAACACCAGCCGAGCAAGTCGAAGCGATCCGCCAGCGCGCCGCTCCGAAGGCTGTAAAGCTCGCAGACGACCCGCTCAACAATCTGGAAGCCCGAGAGAAGCAGGTCGCCGCGCTCATGGCAGCGTGGAATCGGGCGAGCAAAGAAGCGCGCGAAGAGTTCCTGAGCCGGGTCGATAGTCCCGTCATGGATGCGAGCAGGAGGCATGCCTGATGTTTTCAGCATCTTGCGCTACCTCGCTCTCCGCTTCTGCGCGTTCTGGACAACCATCCAACACGTCACTCTTAGTAAATTTGCGTTCGGAGTAATCATGTCGGGCAACGTAGCTCTACAGACGGATAAGTCTAACTTCGGCACCGAAGAACATTTCGGTGAAACCCGAAGAGAACTTCGGTTGATGCAGGAAGTTATGCGCGTGGCGCGCAGCTTGTGGCCTCAGAAGACTGCGAACGAATTGGCTTACAGGACAGGGGTTTCTCAGCGCACCGCTGAAAACTGGCTGTCGCTTTCGACCGGAATTTCTGGCCCCGCCTTAAGTGCGCTCATTGCCAGTGAAGAGGGGCTTCATTTCATCGAAGCAACCATCATCGCTCAGGGAAAAGGTCTTCCGATCTTCTGGCGGCGCTTCAAGCGGCGTCAAGAGACCTCGCAGATGAAACGGGACATTCGACAAATACAGATGCGCTTGGAAAAGCGTGAAGCGGATGAAGATGCGGAGTTGTGATGTGGGATTTTCTCTCGCGCGTCTGCGCTTGGCTTGCTCGGCATCACATTCGTCGAAGCAAAGTTTGGGTGGCGCGTAAAGAATACTGCGAGGGAGAGATCACTCGCGAAGAATTGAGAAGGCGTACCTGAGCGTTCCTAATTGCGTAGTCAGCCGACACTAAGAGCGGCGATGTTACTTAATGGTGGGGAATATATGGCGGCTCGTAAGCTATCCCAGCCTTCGGCTTCAAGCCGGGAATATCTGCGATTGCGAGACGCGAAGCATAAGCAGCTACGGGCTGAACTTCGTGCTGAACGCAAAGCCAAGCGCGAAGCAAAGCGCGCGGGGAAGGCTGCGTGACCTTCCGTCGTGAAATACTTGCCGAGGGCATTGAACTCTACAACGCGGACTGCCGCGAAGTATTGCCGACGCTTGGCAAGGTGGATGCTGTCGTTACTGATCCCGCTTATGGGATCAATGCGGCGCGGACGCGCAATAGCCAGAAGCATGGGTGGACTGATTTCGAGGTGACGGGCTGGGACAAGGAGCGCACTCCGCCTGAGCTGGTATCTTTAGCCGTGGCCGCCGCTAAGTATTCCATTGTCTGGGGCGGCAATTACTTCACCGATGCGCTCGCTCCAACAAGCAAATGGCTAAGTTGGGATAAGGGGCAAACCGATTTCTCGCTTGCTGATTTCGAGTTGGCGTGGTGTTCATTCGACGGTGCCGCGCGGCGCATAGAATACCCCCGATCGAAGGCGCTGCAGGACGGTAAGGTTCACCCGACTCAAAAGCCTATCGAAGTAATGCGCTGGTGCATCGAGAAGTTGCCGGCCGGCTGCAATGTGATCCTCGATCCATTCATGGGCTCCGGCACCACTGGCGTTGCCTGCGTAAAGCTAGGTCGCAAGTTCATTGGCATCGAGATTGAGCCGAAGTATTTCGACATCGCCTGTCGGCGCATTTCGGAAGCGCTGAAGCAGCCTGATTTCTTCGTAGAGAAACCCAAGCCCGCAAAGCAGGAGGCGCTTCTATGAAAGACGGAATCTTCCACTTCGTCCGCATTCACGAAGCGCCGCTATGGGAGCGCGCGGGATGGATATTCGTTGATGATCTTGGGGTGACGCATGGCGAGTGGTCGGTGCTAATGCGCTGGCTATGTGAGTGCTCTATTCCGCTTCCTAACAAGGCGGGGGCTGCGTGATGGCCGCTCGCAACTACACAGAGGAATGGCTGAACGGCACCATTGATCGCAAGAGGGTTAAGGAGCAGGGGCCTGCAATCGAATACACGCTCGATCCGCAGGAAATCTATCTGCCGTTCCCGCCGTCCGTAAACGCAATGTACCGCAACGTGCAGGGACGTGGGCGCGTCAAAAGCGGGCTCTACAAGGATTGGGAAGAAGCCGCTGGTCATGACTTAAACCGCCAGAGCCCGAAGCGGCACAAGGGGCCTGTAGAACTCACCATCTATCTGCAAGAGCCGGACAACCTTCGGCAGAAGGATTGCTCAAACTTCGCGAAGGCTGCCGAGGATTTTCTGGTCAAAGCCGGGATCATCGAAGGCGACGGTCATTCAATCGTTCGCTCTTGCAAGCAGGTCTGGTCATCTGAAACCCGTGGCTGCCGTGTGTCTATCAGGCCAGCGCCGGTTCATGGAGGTGCGGAATGAGGGGGCGCACTTGGGTAAAAAGCCGTGTCAGTGATCAGCGTTGGGCGCAGGTATTCCGCGCCGATGCTCTGACAGAGCAGGGTGGGGCTTGTTGCTATTGCTATGAGCCTCTGACCTCCAAAACAGTAACCGCCGATCATGTGCGACCGAGGATCAAGGGCGGCGTGACCGAACGCAAGAACATCAAGGCGTCTTGCCGAGCCTGCAACATGGCAAAGTCAGCGATGACGCCAACCGGCTTCGTGGCTGCGATCAAGTACCCTAAGCCTGGCGACAGCATCCATATTTGGTTTGCGCACTACCGGCGTCGAATCTTTCTCGCGACGGCTCGCGCCTGTGAGCGGATAAGGAGCGCGGCATGAACCTCCTATCTCCAGCAGAGCGGCACGGCAACGCTGTTTGGACTGGCGCTAACCGCGAGAAGCTAGAGAAGCTTTGGAGCGCAGGCTATTCGGCGCGACTAATCGCGGCTGAATTTCCCGGCACCACCCGCAGCGCGATCTTAGGCGCAGTTCACCGGCTCAAACTCCCCAAGCGACAAGTCGCGGTCAGCGCCGAACGCGCTGTCTATGTGCGGTCAAAGGGGAAGCCTCGCGCCGTGCGGTCGTTCAAGTTTAAGCCGATTGTATGCGAACCGATTGAAGTCCCAATTCCTGATACCGCGCTTCGCGTGTCTTTGCTCGACCGCAAGGATCACCAATGCTGTTACCCGATCGAAGGGATGATCTATTGCGGAGCGGATAAGCAGGCTGGCTCTAGCTACTGCCCATGGCATCACCGCCGGGTGTGGGTGAAGCCTATCAAAACGCGCAAGGTATCGGAGCCGCGCGTCAAATCGTTCTCTGAATACGAGGGGGTAATTTAATGGCCCGCTGGTTTAGGCTTTACGATGACACGCTAAACGACCCGAAAATTCTTAAACTTTCGGACAAAACTCACCGCATCTGGATCGGGATTTTGTGCGTGGCCTCCAAGAATGATGGGGCACTTCCGCCATTCGAAGACATGGCTCTACTGCTTCGTATGAAGCCGGAGAAACTCCAGCCTGAACTAGAAAAGCTAATAGCTGCGGGGCTTATTGACCACGATGACCTCGGCCTTCGCCCCCATAATTGGCAGGGAAGGCAGTATAAAAGTGATGACTCGTCTGCCCGAGTTTTAAAATACAGAGAGCGCAGAAAATCGATCGGTCTTCCTTGCATTAGCGACTACTCGAAACATAGGCCTGCCCTTATTCGACGAGACGGTGAGTGCTGCGTTTATTGCCGTTCAAAAGAAAAACTAGTTGTCGATCATATGGTGCCAATCGCACTAGGCGGCACGGACGACGAGGACAATCTAGCTTTGGCTTGCAAAAGTTGTAATAGCGGCAAAGCCGGTAGAACCCCGGAACGCGCGGGTATGACGGTAACCGTGGCGTCAGCCGCAGATGCGCTCAAAAGATACCGTGACAATAAGAAAACTGTAACGGTGACGGTAACGCCCCCAGAGACAGAGACAGAGACAGAGACAGATTCGGTAGCTAAAGCTACCGGCGCTCCAGCGCCTGTGGTTTCGATTGATGCGAGAACGGCGCTCTTTCGAGAGGGCCTTAAAACCTTGCAGGCCATGACGGGTAAGCCTGAGGGCGGCTGCCGAACCCTTGTCGGCAAATGGCTGCGAGACGCCAAGGACGACGCGCGCAAAGTCCACAACGCAATCCGTGACGCGGAGGAGAATCGTGTTGCGGACCCCGTGCCGTGGATTGAGCGGAGCCTTCGCGCGCCGGAGTATGATCCATACGCGGGCGCGATATGAGCGGCGATATTCTCGAGGTAAAGCGCCTCCTGGCATCGCGGGCACAGTCGGTCGCGGAGTATCTGCTGCCACGCGGCCGCAAGGAAGCGAGCGAGTGGAGGGTAGGGTCACTCTCCGGCGAGCCCGGCCAAAGTCTCGGCGTCCACTTGTCCGGAGACAAGGCTGGCATCTGGGCGGATTTCAACGGCGGCAAAGGCGGGGACTTGATCGACCTGTGGGCGCAGACCCGCGGCATCGATCTGAGCAAGGCTCTCGAGGAAGCGCGTGACTGGCTCGGTATCCAACGCCCGCAGGCTTATCGCGAGCCGAAGAAAACCTACGTACGGCCGGCGAGGCCGAAGTGTTCCGTACCCGCAAATCGTGTGAGGGATTACCTCACCGTGGATCGCTGCATCCCCGATGACGTGATTGGACGGTTCAAGATCGGAGAGGCGGGAGAGGATATTATTTTCCCGTTCATGCTTCCTGACGGCACCTTGGCTCTGGCGAAGTCCAGAAAGGCCGAGGACGGCGCGAAACCGGTTCCTACGGCGAAGGACTGCGAACCGATTTTGTTCGGCTGGCAGGCGCTCCCTGAGTCAGCGCGCGAGGTCGTAATCACGGAAGGGGAGATCGACGCGCTGTCATGGGCTGCTTACGGGTATGCCGCAATGTCGGTCCCGTTCGGAGGCGGGAGTGGGGCCAAGCAGCAATGGATCGAGAACGAATACGACCGGATGGCGCGGTTCGAGAAGATCTACATCGCGACCGATATGGACAAGCCGGGCGATGAAGCCGCGGCGGAGATCGCAACGCGCCTCGGTCGGCACCGCTGCTACCGCGTTCGGATGCCCAAGAAGGACGCGAACGAATGCCTGGTGTCAGGTGTCACGCCCGAGGAAATGGATCAGGCGATCCTGTACGCGGAGAACCTTGATCCCGAGGGACTGCGGAAGGCGTCAGACTTCGAAGGGCAGGTGATCAGCCTGTTCTGGCCCTCGCATGACCAGAAGATCGGGTATCAAACCCCCTATGGGAAGCTCGAAAACAAGCTGTATTTCAGGCCGTCAGAGTTGAGCCTGTGGACCGGCGACAGCGGAGCCGGCAAGTCGCAAATCCTGTCCGATTGCATGGTGGACTGGATCAAGCAGGGCAGCCGTATCTGCCTCTCCAGCCTTGAGATGCGCCCGCAGCAAACTCTCAAGCGCATGGTGAAGCAGACGGTAGGCGTGGATCGTCCTACCGAACACGCGATCACGGAATCCCTGAAATGGCTGGACCGCGGGCTGCTCCTGTACGAGCGTGTGGGCAAGGCGGGCATCGACGGGCTGCTGGAAATCTTCGACTACGCCCATGCCAAGTACGGCTGCGATCAGTTTGTGATCGACAGTCTCATGCGCCTCGGGATCGAGAGCGACGACTACAACGGTCAGGAAAAGGCGATCTACCGCTTGGTGGACTGGACGCTCTCGCGGCCCGTCCATACGCATCTCGTAGCCCATGCCCGCAAAGGCGAACGCGATCGCGGGGTTCCTGAAACGCAGGACATCAAGGGCGCCATGGAGATCGGCGCCAACGCCTTCAACATTCTTGGCGTGTGGCGAAACCGGAAGCTAGAGGACGAGATCAAGGCAGCGCAGTCCGAAGCGGAAAAGCAGGCGCTCAGCCAGAAGCCTGGCGTGATCCTGAACGTCGCCAAGCAGCGCAACGGCGACTTTGAAGGCAAGGCAGCGCTTTGGTTCGATCAGGAAACGTACCGTTATCAATCGTCCCATGACCGTGGCGTCTGGGGCCGTCGCTATCTTCCGAACAACCGAGAGGCAGCAGCGTGAACGCGACAGAACTTGAAGATCTAATCGAAGACCTCAAGCGCAAGCTCACATTGACCAGCCGGATTCCGCTGGATGAAACCGAAGGGACGCAGCACTGATGAAAGCGAAAGAGGTTATCGCTGACTGGCTCGGGAAAGAATGCCTCCCGCACGTCATGCCGATTGCAGGGCGAGAATTCGCTCCTACTGACCAAATCGCGGGAAGAATTTTGGAGTCGCTAGAACAGGCAGGCTTCACCATCGTACCCATAGAACCGAGCGAGAAGACTTGCGAGGCCGGAGCTGAGGCCCTTCGCGGGGAGTTTCTTCTTACTGAAGGTAGGAGGCAGACGCTCAGTGGGTGGGGCGCTTACTACGCCTACCGCGCCATGCTCAAAGCGGCAGAGGGGGAGTAGATGATCGGTCGTAGAAACTTCCTCAGAGCGGCGGGCGTAGCGCCCTTTGCAGCAAAAAAAGCAGCAGAACAGGCAGCCTCTAGTTTATCGGGTATGTCAATCGGCGGTTTGATGCAGGGTGGCACTAGCGCTATGTGTGGCGAGGCACAGCTCTCCGTTAGTACCGCGCCACTTCACTGGCCTAAAGCGCTCGAGGACAGGGCGCTTAGAGCGGAACTTGAATCTATTTACTACGAACGGGAGCGAGCAGTTAGATTGATCGATCCTGACCTCGCGTGCCTGCGGTCTTTATCTCTATCTGCCAAGATAGCCTACCAGCGCGAGCGCAACGTGCATCGAGCGGTTAATGATCTTATCGATGGACGAGGGTGGTGGGGCCGCTTTGATAAACTCTCTAGAAAAATTATAAGCCTCTAATGACACCACTCGGCACTGGAGCACGAGAGATGATGCGATGATCGACGCAAAAGAGCGCAAGTACCCGGCGGTCGATAAGCCTAAGCCATTCCGGCAGGACAAAGGGTATTTGCGCCTCAAGCGTCTAGCCGAGGGCGTGGAAAAGACTTCTGGCGACGGCAAGGAGATCGGCGGTACGGGCCTTACCCGGATCAAACTCAAGAATTCGCCTGTCGCGGGCCTGTTCGACGCCGGCAAGATCAGCCAGGACGAACTACGCGCGGTCGAGGATATCGAAACCGCATGGCGGGCGATCAGCGGCGAGGTCATGCTGAAAGGCCCCAGCTACGAGCGTAGGGACAAGAGCAACGCCGCTTTCGAACCATATGGCGTCGTGGATGCCGTCACGCGCTACAAGGCGTGGTCCAAGTTCTGGTCTGCGCGAAAACATAGAGGCGATCTGACACTGGAAATCGTGTGGGCCGTGGTTATCGATGAGTATCCGATCCGCAAATACGAGCGCGAAGTGTTGCGCTGCAAGAACGGCTTTGTCTCGCAGGTCGTATGCACGGCGCTGAGGGATTATCTTGCACGCGCTGGCTGGGCTGATCCGAGACAGGCAAGGGCGTGGACCGCAGCTGCCGAGGCTAATTTTAGGTTGCGATCCGTAAAATAGGGGCTTGACGCATACAAATATGTCCTATATATAGGACATATCGGATGGGGATTAGCCCCGCTGAACTTGGGCAAGGAGGCCCGACTAACATGCGCAGTCAATTCATCGAGACCAATTCCCGCCGCACCGCAAAAGCCGAATGTCCGTGGGCGGCTATCATCGCCAAGGTTGACGGCGGGTATATGGCTTTTGAGAGCACCGTCGATTACCGCACATGGCGCGGACAGAAATGAGCAGCCGACTTTTGCAGCGTTGCGGCGAGGCTCTTTACGGGCCTCGTTGGCGATCCGAAATCGCACGAGACCTGCATGTTACGGACCGCACAGTGAGGCGATGGCTCGATGGATCAAATGATGTGCCGGACGGCGTCTATCTCGACCTGCAACGACTACTGACCGAGCGGGCCGCAGAGATCGACGATTTGATTGATGCCCTTACAAAATCGACACCACCAAAATAGTCTGTGGACTCTGCTCCGAGTGCCGCTTGACACCGGGGACCAAATCAGGGCTGGTTGGGGTATGTGGCGCTTTGCGCCTGAAAACGGCCCCGCCAGCCTACGGCGGGTTACAAAAAGCCCGGACGTTGGCGCGTCCGGGCTTTCTTTCCAAAATAGGTTTCATCGGCTTCGACAATCTGGCCTTCGCCGCCCATAGGGCCGTAGGTAGCCAAGACAAAGGGCATAATGAAGCTATGCGGTACCAGCCCACCTCAGAAGAGATTGAGGCTTTAGAAGATGCCTACGCCCAGTGGCGCGCCGACTATTCGCACGTTCACGCGCTGGCCGGCCTAGGGGATGTTTTCGATTTGTTGCTCAGACTAATGGCGGCGTATCCAAAATCTTTCAGTTCGGCAGTGGGCCGAGCTCCCGTAAATACCCAGCCTAGTGCTGGCTAAGAGTTCTGGCGGCGGGCGAGGCCGTGATGGCTGAATACTTGCTCCGCCCTTGCGCTGAAGTAGGCAGCGGTCGGTACAATCCCGCCAACTGAGCAGGTAAGGCGGGCTCTGTCCTAATCCGGCCCGCCAGAAACTATGAGTTCACTGCCTACCGGCCGTGAATCTGTCGAGGCTTTGGACGCTGAGCCAGCATAGCAAATCAGCGTCAGCTAATAATCGCTAATAATCGCTAATAATCGCTAATGACGCCCAATAACCCACCCCGCCTAACCAGCGGGGCTTTTTGTTTCAACAACATAGCGCTGTAACAACAATGGCCTTCAAGAAGGGTGAAAGCGGCAACCCGAATGGCCGCCCCAAGGGCTCGCGTCACAAGCTGACAGAAGCCTTCCTGAAGGACCTGACCAAGGTATGGGCCGACAAAGGCCCTGACGCACTCCGCACCGTAGCCACGGAAGACCCGGCCACGTTAGTCCGCGTTATTGCGTCGATCATGCCGAAAGAAGCCGAACTGACGGTTCGAAACCTGACGGCCAACCAGTTGAGCGACGATGAACTTGCAAATATCGCCTCGGGAAGCAGCGAAGGAACTGCTGACGAGGCGGAATCTCCGCAAGTCACTCACTGACTTCTGCCGCCTCGCTGGATACGAACCGGCAAAGCACCACAAACTGCTCATTGAAGGCCTAGAAGCCGTAGCGCGAGGCGATATACCGAGGCTCGCGGTGTTTATGCCGCCCGGCTCGGCTAAATCGACCTATGCAAGCGTGCTGTTCCCGTCGTGGGTTATGCCCTCTCACGATTGGAACGTGCTGGCAGCAAGCCACACGACCGAGCTTGCGGAGAAGTGGGGCAGGCGGGTTCGGAATCTCATATCCGAGCATTCGCTGACGCTTAACGCCGCTCTGGCGCAGGACAGTCAGGCGGCTGGCCGTTGGGCGCTTGAAAGCGGGGCCGAATACTACGCTGCCGGTGTTGGCACTGGTATCGCGGGCTTTCGCGCCAAGCTTGGCTTAATCGACGACCCTATTCGCTCTCGGCAGGACGCGGATAGCGAACTGATCCGGGATCGCATCTGGGATTGGTACATCAACGATTTCAACACGCGCTTAGTACCAGGAGCGCGGAAGGTTCTGATCCAGACCCGCTGGCATGAGGATGATCTGGCAGGCCGGGCCCTCAATCACGAAAACTGGCATGTTATCGAATTGCCCGCAGAAGCGGTTGAGAACGATCCGCTCGGAAGAAAGCCCGGCGAGTTTCTGTGGGGCGATGGCGAATATGGCTACGGCCAGCAACTAGCCGAACTGAAGAAGACCACGCCAGCCAGAACGTGGTCCGCCCTTTACCAGCAGCG